CACTTATAGGGACGACTTTACCGTCTACAATCCCCTGTTCGGTGTAGTTATCAGGGTAGGTTTGTAGTCTTTCCGCTTCTACAGGCATCAGTCGTCTTATGCTTGTCTTTCCGTCAGGGGTATATTCTCCCTGCACGCAAGTGTCTTTTTCATTCAAATAATATTTTTCGTCTATATGAGTCCCTGTTGATAACCCCCTTGCCATTAAGGGTAAAGACTTCTCTCCGTTGATCGCTGTATATTGTTTTCTAAGTCTTGTCGGGTCTGTTACATAGGACTTCTCTTGTTCTGTTAAAAATCTTTTTTTAGTCAGATACGGAGGGGTACTTGTTTGCAGGGTTATTGATTTTCCGTAATGTACCCTTGGTGTTTTTTCTCCAAACCCACCGTGAAGATTAGAATACATGGGTTCTTCAACATCTATTTCAAGAACACTTTTTAATGGAATCCCCTGATCTTCAGGTTGTTTAACATCAGGTATGTTAGTCCAATACAATCTCCGCCTTCTTTGGGCACTTAAAAGTGCAGAATCAATCAATATGGGTTGTTGTTTAACACTTTTGCTGATTACCTGCTCTGAAAATTTTTCCATTGGGACATTTTCCAAAAGAAAATATCTAGGGTTACATTCTTTTAACAGTCTTACATATTCAAAAAACAATCGGCTTCTAGGGTCTTGAAATTGTAACCTGTCTCCCATTATTGAAAACCCCTGACAAGGCGAGCCGCCAATAACTAAGTCAATCTTTGGTAGGTCACTTCCCTTTATTTTATTAACATCTCCTAACTGAATAGTGTCAGGGTAATTTTTGTTTGTGATAGAAATTGCATATTTATCGATTTCCCCACTAAAGTATTTGTCTATCTTGAACCCTGCTCTTTCTAAAGCTACTCTTGCCCCTGATATACCGTCAAACAAACTTAAAACATTCATATTTCCTCTCTTTCTAGCCATGTTTTAACATAAAATTTAAAGTTGTGGGTTATTTTGTTTTGATGTGTTGCTGCCTCTGTTTTGTCTATCATACCATTTCTCATAACAAAGTTGTTTGCAGTTTTGTCTATTGCAGTTAAAAACAGCTGAAGTTGTATGTGTTCAGGGACATCATCTAAGTCTACATCTAATTTAATAATTGATTTTTTTCTTTTTTGAAATGTCACTTTCTTTTTCCTCCCTGTTTTTAACTTCCCAAAAATGTGTTACCCATTTGTCAGTACAAATTTTCTTTTGTCCTTCTAGGTTGTGTCTGTACCCGTTGTAAAATTGTTTAGGATTTAGTTTCATTTTCTTCTCTTTCTTCTTTAAATTTATCTAATTCGTTTTGAAATATGTTGTAATGATCTACAGGGGAGACAAATCCGTTTGAATGTTGTGTTCCTTTCTTGTAAAACACCGCCTTGTCCCAAAAATCTTTGTGACTTATGTACCCTGCTAGGTAAACATCCTGTATGTCTCTCAAATTGATTTCGTTACAATGTACAGAGACAAAGAAATAATAATCGGGTTTTTGGTGTTTACTTGTTTTTGCAATAGACCATTCGTAATCGTCTCTTAATTCAAACTTGTGTAGTTTAGATTTGACTTCTACTTTGTATTTACCTATGGTCAGGTCATTGTTGTAAAAGTTTTCTGTGTCTTTTAATAAATTTTTAAAATGATTCTTGACTGCGTATTCTCCTAAAAGCCCTGCCCATTGTCTCTGTCCTTCTGTAAAAGAATCTTTTAGTGCTCCTATTTTTTCCGAATCAATAATTGCCTGCCTAAGCATACTGTCATCATGGTATAAAGTAATCATAATCCCCTCCAATGATTTATAGCCATAGTGACTATATATCCTACCCAAACTAAAAGTCCAATCCACAATGTAATCCTTGGATAGAAAGAATTAAGTTTTTTTCTTTTTTTTCTTTTTTTCATCTGTTGCCCTTTTTGTCGGGACTACCAAGATTTGACCCTTAGTAGCCCCTGAATAGTTAATCAGCGGTAAGTATCGCCTGCCTCATACTTTCTACCTGAGTGTTAGAAACTAACACTAGTACCATAGACTTGTTAGACAAAGCTTACTTAAGCGTGTTAAGCTAGGAAAAAGCTAATTAACTAAATTAATATTTTTGCTATAAGCCCCCCTACCCCCCACAGGAGATAAAAAGTTTTTGCTATTGAGTATGCCCGTTCTCTGCTGACTCTTCTAAGACAGAGATTAATAATTATTTTGTAAGTTTGGGCTATTACTTTACAGATACTCTACCGTCCCTGCCCGTTTTTTCTAAGACTTACCGCAAAACAGTTCTACGACATAATCGCTATTGGTCAAGGTGTTAGGTCTTGTAAAAAGAAACTTAACACACTATGATAAATATGGTACATTATTTAAAAATCTTTGTCAAATATGGTTCAAAAAAAGACAACAATAGAAAGGCAAAAAGAATTTTTACAGGCTTACGCTGAGATAGGAACTATTATGGGAGCATGTAATTCTATAGGACTTGCAAGAAGTACTTTACAAGGGTGGAGAGACAATAATATTTCATTTAAAGAACAATTTGAAACTGCAAGAAGTCAGTTTGTAGAATTACTTGAAGGGTACGCGCACACTTTGGTTTCAGAAATGGCAAAAAACAAAGATTACAAGGCAAATCCTACTCTGTTGTTAGCACTTCTTAACGCAAACAACCCAAGTAAATACAGAAGATTTGACTCAGGAGGAGGAGACCCCGCAAAAGAATTAATGCAGGAGTTCAGACAACAGGTTAAAGACGCGGCTAAAGAAAAACAAAAACCAAAAAAAACCCAATCTTTTGAAAACGAAGTAGAAAATTTATTGAAGGATAAAGGAATTGTTAGAGACTCAGAATAAACAAAGACTAACTAAGATTAAAGAATTTATTTGGAACAAAGTAGATTTTAAACCTACTGAATTACAGAAACCTATTTTATATTCTGACAAACGATATATCCTTGTAGCAGGAGGAGAACAGGCAGGTAAAAGTATGATTGCAAGTAAGTATTTACTTTCAAGAGTGTTTGATACTGAAGGAGCAGGGTTATATTGGTTGGTAGCTGCTGATTACAATAGAACAAGAGCAGAATACGAATATTTAGTACAAGACTTTGCGACTCTTGGAGTTTTGAAAAAAGCTTCAAAAAGAGTAGACCCTGCAAGAATAGAACTTGCAGACGGTACTGTTATAGAAACCAAATCTGCAAAAGACCCCCGTACACTTGCTATGAAAGCCCCTGACGGTATTATTGGGTGTGAGGCAAGTCAGTTAGACTTAGATACTTTTTTCAGACTAAGAGGTAGAACGGCCCCTAAAAAAGGGTGGTTATTTTTATCAGGAACTTTTGAAGGGTCACTAGGTTGGTACCCACAGACTTATCTTGCATGGCAACACGGGTCTAGTGATGAACAATCTTATTCTCTCCCTTCTTATTCTAACACTCACTTATATAAAGGTGGTAAAGACGACCCTGAAATTATAAAACTTAAAAACGCTTCTTCAGATGATTTCTTTATGGAAAGAATAGAAGGTATACCCTCTCCTCCTATTGGACAGGTATTCCCTGAATTTAGAGCAGATATTCATGTTAGAGAATTAGAATATGTAGAAGGACACCCTGTTCATATATGGATAGATCATGGTTATGCTTCAGCTTATGCCTGCATGATAGTACAAATATTTGACGATCATGTTTTGGTAATTGACGAAATATACGAACAACAACTTATCACAGAAGAAATAATAGAGATAGCAAAACACAGACCTTGGTGGAAAGATGTACAATACGGAGTAACAGACATAGCAGGGTATCAACATCAGGCAATGCCTGCGGTTGCAGAACTGTGGTTAGATCAGGCGGGGTTGTATATGACAGGAGAAAAGATTAAAATAAATGACGGTACTGAACGATTGAAGTCGGCATTAAAAATCGACCCTGTTACAAAAGAACCAAGATTGGTAGTAGACCCTAGATGTAAAGGACTACTTTCAGAGTTCGGAGCAGGGCCAAATCCGTTTGACGGACAGACCAAAGTTTACAAATGGAAAACGGACAGAGACGGTAACATAGTTGGAAGTCAACCTGAAGATAAATACAATCACGGTGTAAAAGCTTTAATTTATGGGTTGATTAATCAATTCGGTTATGGTCATATTGAAAATAGAAATACTATCAGAGTTAAAAGGTGGTAAATAAATGGCTCGTAAAAAAAGACTTACAGCTAACAGTATTATAGACAAAGTAGAAGCTCATCATGAATCAACAGAGCCTTTAAGAAGGCGAATGGAAGAAGACTTCCAACTGTATACTCTTGACCCTTATGATGCAGGAGACGGATTTCAGTCTTACACATCCAACGAACCAAGCACATTTGCTGACAAAGTTATAGATTATTTGGTAGGAAGTGAAATGGTAATTAGAGTACCCAACACATCCGCTGACCAAGAACAAAGAGAAGCCAATAACATGAAAGAAAAATTTATGTTAGGAGTTTTGAAGTCTGCGAACGAAAGACAAAAAATGTCGTTAAAACCCTCTATCAAAGATGTTCTTTCTTGGCAAATTGCAATAAGAGGTTGGTTCGCAGGAAGAAGTCTGTTGACAAAAGACTCTAATGGAAAAACTATTGTAGACATTACACCTTGGGACGCACTTCATACTTATTGGGGCACTTCAGACAACGGACTTGAATGGGCGTGTTACAGAATTAGAAAATCAAAAACTGACATTGAACAATCTTATAATGTCAGACTAGACGGAAGTATGCACCCAAACGAAGATTATATTAATATTTACGACTATTACGACAGAGAAGTAAACATGGTTGTTCTTGAAAACGGAAGAGTAGTTAAGAAGGCCACACCTCACGGGTCTCCAAGAGTTCCCGTATTTATAGCCCCTGTAGGGTCAACACCTTTGGTTCAGGCATTAAACGAACAAGGTGTTACTATTACTGACACTATTGCAGACATGGGCGAAAGCGTGTTTAAGCACAATCGCGAAGGTTACGAAAAACATAACTTTATGATGAGTGTTATGTTAGAACTTACAGCTCGTGCTAGAAAACAAGGAATGAAAATTATATCAAGAGACGGTAGCAAGACACTAGACGAAGACCCTTACAAAGAAGGTACTGAAATATCTCTTGCACAGGGAGAAGATGTACAACCACTAGGCATGTTAGAAGCGGCTAGGGAAACAGGTGCGTATATGTCAATGATTTCAGGAGAAATGCAAAGAGGAGGATTTCCTCATAGTATTTACGGAGATTTACCGTTTCAGTTATCAGGGTTTGCAATCAACACATTAAGACAGGGAATAACAGGAGTTATACAACCTAGGCTTAGTTCGTTGGAAGAAGCATTTAAACAAGCCCTTATGTTAATATGCGATCAATATGTCACAGGAGCTTTTGCTTCTATGGAGTTGTCAGGACAAGATATGAACAGGCAATACTTTAAAGAAGAAATAACTCCCGAAACTGTAGAAATGGCAGGGGACATGGATTTAAGTTTGGTAGGACAACTACCACAAGACGATATGTCAAAGATGAGCATGGCTCAAATAGCAAGAGACGGACAGACTCCGTTGTTGCCTGACATATATATTAGAGACAGAATCCTCGGACTACAAGATACTGACGAAATTGACGCCTCTATTAAAGAACAACAAGGAGAAAGAGTTTTACCTGAAGCAACCTTACTTGGAATGGTACAGGCTGCTGAAAGAAGAGGTAGAGACGACTTGGCTCAAATTTATTTAGGAGAATTGATGTTTGTGTTGCAATCAAAATTAATGCAAAGACAACAGGCAATGCAGCAAATGCAACCACAACAACCTTCACAACAACCTCCGCAACCAAACGGAACTAGAGGAATAGACCCAAGAGCTATGCCTAACGCTATGACGGGAGCTCCACCACCAACACCTACACCACCACAAGGAATGGTGGCTCCAAATACACCAAGACCAAACGCTAGAAATAACAGATAAGGAGATTTATTATGGCACTTATAACATACACAGTAACCAATGCTGACGGGACAAAAGAACAAAAATCTTTTGAGTACACCCCGAAAACTTTGGAACAAATATTTGCAGAAGCTACAAAGCTTGCAGACGGAGAAACTTTTGGAACAAAATTTGAAGACCGACTGTACACAGTTGCCAGCGATGAAGGTAAAGAAAAAGCAAAGTTTGATCGAATAAAAGCAGAGCTGTCGGGACAAGACGCAAATGTAACAACCACAGATGTAAGTAATTTGTTAAAAGAAGCAGAACAAAGTAACGCTTCAGGTATTAACAGAGATAAAATTATGATTAGTGTAGACGAAAAAGTCTCTAATGATAATTTTATGAGGGACATGCCTACTTTGGGTTACCCTGCGTCAGCTTGGGAAGCAAAAAATCAAGCGTCTCAAAACAAACAAGCTGAGCTCGCAAACTTAAACAACACCGAAAGCAACTTGATGTCGACAGGTAATTTATTTAACACAGGCGGAGCTGCGAACATGGACATGGCTAATCTTGCAATGACTACGAATACAGGGAACAACAACGAAATATCTATGTTAGACCGAGCTGACGCAGGAAGCGCAAACCCAGCAGGGCCACTTGGATTAGGCGATATGACAGGTGGAGGGTTGGCTTTTGACCCTACAGGTGTGGCGTTACGAGACATAGCTCCTTATGATGTGTTTCAGCAATATTTAGCAACTTCTCCGTATTCAATAGGGCCGTTACGAAGAGCGGCTGCGTCTCAGTACAATCCGTTGTCTACTGAGTTTATATTAAGAGGAGGAATGGCTCAACAACCTGTTGTAGGCGAAAACCCGTTTTTAACTTTCTTGGGAGAAAACAGACAAGTAAATCCTTACGCATACGCACAATTAATAAGAAGAGCAGGAGACATAGCAGGAATGACAGACGACCAATTTTATGACGCACAATTAGATCAAGACTTAAGAGCTGCTGCGTTAAGAGGTTTGTTTACGGGAGAAAACCAAGGGGCTTACGAATTGGCGGCTGCTAATTTACCATTCCAACAAATGGTTGGTTCTCCGTTAGCAAGAGGAGCAATAAGTAATGTTATTCAAAATATGTACGACAGATTTAGAGCTAACTATCCATTAACAACTGACCAAGGACAACCTGCAAGTTTCTTAAACTATATTAGGTCTAGAAATTTGGGAGGACTTTTTGGAACAACAGCAGACCAAGCAATGAACCCACAATTTTCAGGCGCAGGCGGAGGAGCCCCTGCTTTGAACTTGAGTGGAATTGCAGGTGGAAATGTTTAAGGAGTAATTATGGCAACACCGTTTATGTCTACTAACACATTTGATATAACAAATCCATTTTCAAATATATTGGAAGAACTTCCACAGGCGGCTTATTACTCAAGCCCCGCAGGACAATCTTTTGCAAGACAATCTCCTAAACAAAGAAGTTTTTTTGAAAATCAATTTCAAAATATATACAACTCATACTTAGGGGCACTAGGAGCTCAGATAAGAGAAGGTGGTTTACCAACTTTACAATTACAAGATTATTTAGAAACTACAAATCCTTATACGGGAACAGACTTGTTTAGTTCTAGGTATCAAGCACAAACCCCCGCACAAAGAGGAGATTACACTTCATATATCGCACCTAGAACAAGGTTTATGTATTACTAATGGTTGAACCTAATTACATACAGGATTTTTTAAGAAGAGCAAGACAACAAATTGACAGAGAAAACCCTGTCTTTCCTTCTACAAATGTGCCTATGGCTTTTCCTGTACCTCAAGTAATTAAAGACAGAAATATTGAATATCCAAGACCATACCCAACAACTCCAAAAGACCCTACTATGTATCAACAGCCTCCGACACAAGCTGTAACAAGACAAGTTCCCTTGCCTCCTTTTTCTGAGATAATAGGAAACATTCAAGCGCAAGACCCTAGCACGGGACTTATGAAATTCGGGTCGGGAGTAACTGAAGACAGTGCTGAAACAAAACGATTAAAAGCTCAGGCACAAGCATTTGTGGGAGGAAATTTAGATGATTTAAAAGTTGAGTTAAGCCTTCACCCAAATTGGTCAGACAAATATAAATTAGATTTTGATTATGACCCTAATAAGTTTACTCCTGATAGTGTGACTACTGCGGAAGTAAATGAAGTTACACAAAAAGCTTATGATGTAATTATGACTACAAACGAAAGAGTACAAGACTTGGTTGGTAAAGTAAATAACGCAAAAAAATTACCTATGGCTCAATTATCTAAAGGAGGATTTGTAGTTGCAGGACAAAGCGATTTGTATAATTTACAAACTACTTCTGAAAAAGATTTGGAATTATATGCAAACTCTATATTTTACGAAGAAAACGAAAAAGCAGGAAGACCTATAGACAGATTAACTATGTTAGGTAAAGCATTGTACGATCAGGAAAACATAAGCGATATAGAAGATGTAGGAAGAATTGCAGAAAACATAAAGTATAATCAAAGTACGATAAACGCAGTATTAAACCCCGCTATATCTCCCGTTGATTGGTTTGATGTAAATTATTGGGACATGGTTTTATGGCCTGTTTCAGAGTTTGCTGCGGCTAAAGTAATTGCAAAAACATACGGGTCAGCAGTTAAACCCGCAATGGGAGCTGTTGCCAAAACAAATGCTTATCAGGCGTTAGCTACTCAAACAAGTAAAGTAATAGATGACATAATACCTTCTGCAGTAAAATCTTCTGTGGCTGCAGTAATTAACAAAGCAAAAGGTTCAACACCGCAAGAATTAAAGTTTGGAGGTAATCAGTTTAAATATTGGGCAGGAGGGCCACCCGCTTTTCTTGCAACAGAAGGAGCTGTAAAAACACAAACAGACAATCCTTGGTTAATTTATCCTGCTGCAGTAGCAGCAAGTATAGCAGCCCCTGCAGCAGCAACCCCTGTTATTGGTAAAGCAATAACCGCAGGCGGGAAAAAACTTTATAAAACCGCAGGACAAAAAGCATTTGACCAAATTTTTAAAACTAAAAAAATAGATGTAGATGTAGGGATAACTTCCTCGGTAACTGAAAAACAAGGATATACTCCGTTTTTTGACAAGAATAAAGAAATAACTTTAAAACAAATAAACAACGAACTTTTAAATGGTACTATAACAGAACAAAGAAATGCTCAGAAAAAAGCAGGAGAAATTTTAAAACCAACTGTTACAGACTTACAAGAAAAAGTAACAGAGTTGGGATTAGATACTATAACCAAAGCACAAGCCAATATAGGAATGTATGGAAATTATGTAGAGCATTCAGTAGAACTAACTATTCCAACAACTTTAAACAGATTAGATGAAGTGTTGTTTCTTGCTGCAGACAGAGGTAAGGCATATAACCAAGACTCTACATTGTTAATACTAGAAGGAATAGACGCAGATTCTAATTTAATTAAAACCGCACAAAAATTATTTCCTAATGTGTTAGGAGAAACACCTTTTGTAAATTCTCCAATATTGAAATTAGAATTTCCTAAACCTCTTACAGGACAAGAGTTTCAAGAAGTGCAACAAGCACTTATAAACAACTCTCCCGTAACTTTAAATAAAATAACAGGAGAAGCGGGAGAAGCTATTATTAGTGGACTAAAGTTGTCTGCTGATAAGAAAGGTGTTACAATAGCTTTTGTAGATGAATTTCTACCTGAAGGAGTATTAGTAAATAAGGCTAAAGATGACTTTAAGCAATTCGGAAGACAACTCATTGATGACCCCGCAACAGCAGGACTCTCAATCCTTGGAAGATTGGGTGCAAGAATTACGCCAACTAGCGGCGTTACGAGGGGTATTGGGCGAAGGGAATACGACAGCGTCAGCAATCGTTTTCTCAACACCTCGGGCGGTAAACGCTTCGTTGACTCGCTCCCTGCA